CTGCCTGTGGTGAGACCCCCATAACAGAGTTCATCTTTACAGCCATTCCAGCCAAGTTAGGCATATCAGCTGCACCAAGTTCAATATCCCTGTACATGCCTGACACTACTTCACGCTCCATCTCAATTGGGGAACGATAGATAACCTGAGTGTAGCGGTCAGCCTTCTGTAGTGATGAAGCAAAGTTGGAAACATAGAATTGATCAATTGGGACAAACTCTGACACATTGACACCCAGACCAACATCATGGTAGACCTTCTTGAAGGCAGACCCAAATAGGGGTAGGTGAAATAACATCCTTTCCTGTTCATCAAAGTATTCAGGCATCTCATCAGTGATCTGATAGTTCATATGATTCTTGACCCTGTTGGCCTGATTCAATTTACCTTCAGTCTGTTTACCGACTACCTTGGTCTTTACTGGACCTGAAGCTGGCAGTAGTTCCTGTATTGCCTTTGATTGGAATTTTACTGCTGACTCTATCAATAATGGGTGGACTGCAGTACAGGCACCTTCAAATGGTTCTGAGGTCTCTTCAATTTTTAATCCTAGTAGGTCAAAGCCTTTATCAAACATTGACTCCCATTCTTCCCTTGAAGACTTGTCAGACTCATAGGCATTTATTACTTGGATAGAAATATCCTGTAGGTCTTCCTCACTCATCTTTGATGCTAGATTTTCATAGAAGCCATCAGTGGATTTTGGATCAAAGTCTGGCGTTTCTACTTCAGCACCTTCAAGGTCAATAACTACATCACCATTCTCATCAAACTCAAGGGTAGACATGGGGGACTCTAGGTCCATCCCTGTTGGGTCTACTGGATCTTCAATTGTTTCAATAGGTTCGTTTGGATTTTTAGCAATTGCCATAATAAATTATTATCCTGTGAATAGGAGGGTTATCAATACTTTGGAGTATATAGTCTAAATAGGTTTAATGCAAATCTTTTAAACTTTCCAGTAGGCCCTCTTCTTAGGCTTACCTTCATCGAACTCATCATAGTTGGGATCTTCAGGGTGGAGTATATTCCATGAGTCCCTCATATACTGTATCCCCATAGTCATAGCATCAACTTGGTCATCATGGGCTGCATTGGGGAATGTGATGGCTTCTTCATAGAGGTCCCATGCCCAGTCTTGTCCCTCAGGGAGCCATACCCTGCCTGACTCCATCAATGGTGTTGAAGCGTAGACCCTACTTACCTTGTCCCTGTCCGGTAGATAATCTAAGACTGGGAGACCAGCCCTCCTTAGATCCTGTAGGAGGGACTGCCCTGATGCCTTCTTCTCTATTATACAGATGTCGGGTCTGTAGAGGTCATACATTTCCTGTGCTTTACGTCTAAGTTCCGGGTACTCAAATCTTTCCTTAATATTACTGAGGAGGATCATATGTGCAATCCATGTTTCTGTTCCAGTGGAGTCTGCCCCCATCTGACCAAAGATACCCCATGTCTGTATGACGCTGAAGTCGGCAGTCTTTGAAGTTGAGAATGCTGTATCGTAGGTCTGTATTATAAACTCACAGGATGGAGGATCTTCCTGATCCCACCACTGGAACCATTTCTTTTTTATTATACCCCCTTCATCTGGTTGAGGGTCCTGCATGTAGAGGGCATTCCAATACCTAGTACCATTGCTGGCCTTGATCTCTTCTTCATCTACTTGGAGCATCTCGTTAGACTTCCATTCTGGGAAGTATGATGAGCCAACTTCCATCTCTAATAGTTCTGCAGCATCTTCATCTAACCATGCAGGTATCTTAACTACTTCCCACTTGTTGGTCATACTATTATCTGATTCTTGTTTTAGGAGCCAACCACAGATATCATCATAGTGGTATCTGGTATTGATTATGATGATTGATCCATTGGGCATGATACGTGTCCTGAGACCTGATGGGTACCATTCTTTGATGTACCTCCTACCTGCTTCAGAGAAGCTATCATCTTCTGACATGACATCATCAAGGATAGCTACATGGGCACCCCTACCTGCCAGCTTAGATCTGACACCGGCAGCATAGTATTTACCACCTTTGTTGGTCATCCATTTACCGGCAGCTTTAACGTCTGCCCTTAGCTGCACACCATTAAACATTTCTTGGAAGTCTTCATCATTTACTATGTCCCTGACTGATCTGCCGAAGTCTGAAGCTAATTGATCTGAGTGGGACAGGGCCATAATTTCATGGGAGGGGAAGTGCCCCATATACCATGCAGGGAATAACATGGAACATATTACTGACTTGGTAGATCTGGGGGGTAGGAAGACCATCAATCGTTTACAGTCCCCCTCTGCCACCGACTGTAATTTAGTGCAGAGGACTTCTATATGTTTACCCATCACAAAGTCTGGGATAATCTTTGGAGCTTCTTTCCTGACAAATGAGAGGAACTGATCTTTGGCTGCAACATCTATTCTGGGCTTTAGGGCATTCCTTAAAGCTAGACAGTCCAACATATTTGCTTTAGGGTTTTTTGTCAGAAAAGAACTTGAGCCTGTGTCTGTGTTGTTTATCATCAATTAGTTCTTCCAATTCTTCTGGTGTATCATAGGCACAGTCAACCAACATCTCCCTATAGGACATCATCATACTTACAATATTCTGATATGCGTTCCTTAGGAATTTATCCCTTCTGGTCCTCCCCATCATTTGGGGGACCATCTTCTGTAGATGAATAAACTCAGCAATAGTATTTGTTATTATTGCTGCAGCTGTTTCTGGGTGTAGACCAGCTTCTTCCAACTCATTATAGTATGGGGCTGTTTCAGCTTTATCTTCTACAAAGTCTTTGAAGGCTTGGATGTTTGATTCGTATTGGTATTTATCAAGTTCAGTGTCTAGGTCTGGTAGCTCATCTGTTAAAGTTTTCATTTATGATTGTCTCCACTCACCTCTATTACTGAATTGATAATTATACCCTAGCATAAGATTAGACCTCATTCAAGTATTATTATTATAATTATTATTAATAAATAGTTTGTATGTTTTATTAATGCATGTTATTGTGCCAACATATTAAGACTAAGTATATACCTAGACTAAATAGTCTCTATAGTTTTACTGGGTTATATAAACTACATAGTTATACATGTTGTTAATATATAGTTATAGTAATAATGATAGTGGTAATAATAGTTATCTTAATAGATAATTATATAGGTACTATGTAATATATGTAATCTATATAGACTCGCCCTTAAAATATTAAGTATCCCCTGACTATAGAGGCCCTATAATTTAATATATTATAGAGGCCCTATTTTTTTATAGATTTAAGAGGGGGGTAGTATATATATATGTACACGACCCATGTTTTTGTAGGGGGGTCTCAACCATGACTATCAAGTTCTCTATAGAACTTTATAGTCATGATGTTGTAATTATGTCACAGTAGACTAGTTAGTCTACAGTGACTTAATTGTCACAGCTTTAGCTCTTTAGAGCTACCTTTAACACTAAAGTGTTGCCGAAATACCACAGTCCCCATCGCGTCATCATGATGATCACCCCCGCCCCCCCATGTCATGCCTAGTCTTACTCTGATCTGAGAGGACAACCCTGTTGCCGATTTGTCACAGTGGTGCTTTTGGGCCACAGGATATTCCTTAACTCTTTAGAGTTATATTAACTTCCCAGTTCAACCCTTAACCCCCTAAACCTAATAGGTTTTACAAGCGGATGACCTACCTCTTAGCCCGATCTTTAAAGCGCCAAGATTGTAAAAGGCTTGACGAGGTTTTCAAAAGGCTATATATATCATCTTTTTAACAATTAGCTAGTTCTTACGAAGCTCATTGTATTAAAAAGATAGATATATTAGAAAGGAATTATAGTATGGCTGGTCTTTGTTGGGAAGGTTCTGAAATGGTTTTAACCGAAGAAGCTGAGAAGGATATGATTCAGAATGAAGCTTGTCATTGTGAGAACTTCTTCTATCAAATGGAAACCATCGAAGAGCGTCTCTTAGACGCTATAAAAATTGGTCGGTTTACCTATGGTAAGCAAGTCAACAAAGCCATGTTAATGGCTGAGTTGGAAGGACTTTTAGACTCTGCTATAGCAGACTATGGCAAAGAAATATAAACTATAATATATCTACTTAATACTAATAAGGTAGTTCTTACGAACCTTATTAGCTTATTAAGTTAGATATTATAAAGGATTAGATCATGGAAATTTGGACAAGAGTTGAAGACTTTGAGTTCCCTAAAGGGATAGCAGATTTTACTATCTTAAATTTCAGTAACAATCATCATGAGTCTATCTCAATTAAGATGACAGATGCCACTGAAGAGAAGCTTCAGGAAGTTATCAATTGGGACAAAAAACCCAATGAAACTATACGTTGGTTGGAAATAGTAGAAACCAACACTGATAACTCAGATATTTTTATAACCTGCTGTACTTAAAGGAGTTAACATTAATGTTAATTAATGACCCAAACTTTATAGCCCTCCTAATTTCAGGGTTACTATTGACCGGTGGATTATATGTAATAATCCATGTCTTAACCACCATAATTATTAATAAGGATTAATAACCATGTCACATGATATTAGCTCAATTGAAATCCATGAGTTGAACTTCCAACTATGGATGGCTGATAAGCCAATCGAATGTTCCACCAGTAGCGGATCTATCCATACCCATGACACCAACACCGGTGATCATCTGGACAGTTTTGAGACTGTTGTTGAAGCAACATTTGCTTTACTACTTAAGCCCTTATCAGTATGATTATCTTATTAATTATCTTGGGCATTGGAACCTTCATAATAGTAGGTTCTATCCTTCAATCATCCAACAAATTTTAAATATATAATATATCTAGTTAATAATAAATATCTAGTTCTTACGAAGATATTTATCTTATTAACTTAGATATTATAAAGAGTAATAAGGGGGGCTGTCCAAACCTAAATTAAACATCAGGAAAAGCGGTATCGTTTGTGTCTAACCTTACCTATGATGAAGCATGAAAGAGCACTGCAACTCTATAGAGTCCGATGTAGAGCCAAGTAGCATAATCAATGTAGTGATTGATTAAAGCAGACCTGCAACTGTTAACCCCAGCTGGGGGAGAAAATTAAAGGCGGCAACCATATTTAAATTTATCTATAAACTAAGGAAATAAATTATGACAAACAACAATGTACAAACTGTCGAATATAAATCTGCCAAAGGCGGCTTCATATCAGTGGATGATATGGATGAGGGACATATGAGGAATGCCTTCAAGAAACTTATAGTTGATAAGTTAGTCCCAGAAGGTCGTGTTGTCAGCAACCAAGTTGATCAGAAGGGGGCCATCAAAGCTTTAGCTTCTCTTCAGGCCGCTATCTTTGACCTCAGAAAATTAGATATGACAGCCTCTGAAGAGGGTGTAGAACATTGGAAGAATGTTGGACATTACTTAACAGATGCTGGCCTCTTATTGAGCCAGTACAGTAACCCTGAAAAGGATGTTTAGTAAGTTGAGTAAACTCACTGACTTCTTGTTAGGATTGATTGGTCTAGTAGGGTTCTTTGCCCTACTATACTTCTCAACCTTCCTATAAATTATCTATAATATTATTTTAAACCTAGTCCTGAAAGGACAAACTAAACTATGTCTATCCTAAATCGTCCAGTATTTGTTACAACAAACAACATTCGGAACATCCGTTTAACTGCTAAGTTAACAGCCCAGCAAGTGGCTGATAAGTGTGGTGTCTCAGTATGGGCTGTCAATTCTTGGGAACGTGGTGAACATCACCCCCAACGTGGCAACTCTACTAAAGTAGCGGCCTTCCTGAATAGTATACTGCATCGTCAATCCATTCAGTTCTCATATAGTACTGACAGGGCTGACCAGCTAGTCTCAGATCCTACTCAATAGTAGGGCCTCTTAGGACTGGGCTGTCTCAATAGACAGTCCATGTCTAAGATGCCTAAACAATAACTTTTAAAAATAGAGGAGTCATTAAGATGTTAAATAAAAAGAT